AGAACCGTTTACAGGTTACAGCTGAACTACGTGAAGAATTTGCTAAAAAATACGAGCATGACAAAACTACAATGGTAGAAGCCATTGATAGTCTAGTTACTGAACGTTTAGCAGAAGAAATTACAGAATTCCAAGACGATCGCAAGCAACTAGCAGAAGCAAAAGCAAAATTTGCTGTTGCACAACGTCAAAATGCTAACCTTCTAAAAAGTTTTGTAAGTGAACAACTAGCTAAAGAAGTTAAAGAACTACATAGCGATCAAAAAGCAATGGCTGATAAGTTTGTTGCTCTAGAAGAATTTGTAGTAGAATCTTTAGCAAAAGAACTTGCAGAGTTTTACGAAGATAAAAAAGACTTAGCCGAAACCAAAGTGCGCCTAGTGCGTGAAGGCAAAGCTCACGTTGATAGAGTCAAAAAAGACTTTATTAGCAAATCTGCTGCCCTAGTATCAGAAACAGTGTCAAAAGGACTTACAAAAGAAATTTCAGCACTGAAAGAAGATATTGAAGCAGCACGTAAAAATGATTTTGGTCGCAAGTTATTCGAAGCATTTGCTAACGAATATCAACATTCTTATCTAAATGAAAAGAGTGAAACTGCTAAAATGCTGAAAGTAGTTGATGCAAAAGACAAGCAACTAAGTGAAGCAAAACTAGCAGCGGCTAAAGCAATTAAACTTGCAGAAGCAAAGGCAAACGAGGTTAAAACAATCAACGAGTCAATTGCTCGCAATGATAAAATAAGCAAGTTGATCGCGCCATTGAGCAAAGATCAGCAAAGCATTATGACAGACTTACTGGAATCAGTTCAAACAACAAAACTGCAAGCAGCGTTTGACAAGTATCTACCAGCGGTTATCGATGGTAAAGGTCCAGCAAAGCAGAAGGCGGTATTATCAGAGGCAAAAGAAATTACAGGCAACAGAGAAAACAATGACGTTAAACAAGCAGGCGATGACAGTAATGTCGTAGATCTAAAGCGCCTTGCTGGATTGAGTTAAGGAGAAACCAATGTCAGAACTATTAGAAAGCCGTTGGAATGATACCAAAGCAGCACTTCTTGAAGGCCTAGGTGGCACAAAGAAAGCAGTGATGGCTACAACTCTTGAAAATACTCGCAAGTATCTTTCAGAGACAGCTACAGCAGGTGCTACTTCTGCAGGTAACATCGCAACACTAAACCGTGTGATCCTACCAGTGATCAGACGTGTAATGCCAACAGTTATTGCAAACGAACTAGTTGGTGTACAACCAATGACTGGACCAGTTGGCCAGATTCACACACTACGTGTTCGCTACAGCGACACAGCAGGCACAGGTGCATCAGGTGCAACAGCAGGTGAAGAAGCACTTTCACCATTCAAAATTGCTGAAGCATATTCAGGTAATGCTACAACAGCAAAAGCTGACGCAACTGCGGCACTAGAAGGACAAGCTGGTAACCAACTAAGCATCCAGATCTTAAAGCAGACTGTTGAAGCTAAAACACGTAAGCTATCAGCACGTTGGACTTTTGAGGCAGCACAGGATGCTCAGTCACAACACGGTATCGACGTAGAAGCAGAAATCATGGCAGCACTTGCACAAGAAATTACTGCTGAAATCGACCAAGAAGTATTAGGCTCACTTGCTACATTAGCAGGCACAGGCACTGATACATATGACCAAGCAGCAGTATCTGGAACAGCTACTTTTGTTGGTGACGAACATGCAGCATTAGCAGTTCTTGTCAACAGAGCAGCAAACAGAATTGCACAGAGAACACGTAGAGGCGCAGGTAACTGGGCTGTTGTATCTCCAGGCATCTTAACTGTGCTACAGTCAGCAACAACTTCAGCATTCGCAAGAACAACTGAAGGAACTTTTGAAGCACCAACAAACACCAAAATGGTTGGAACATTAAACGGCGCAATGAAAGTATATGTAAACACATATGCAGCAGACGACGATGTTCTTGTTGGCTACAAAGGAACTAGCGAATCAGACGCAGCAGCGTTCTATTGCCCATACATTCCATTGATGAGCTCAGGCGTTGTTCTAGATCCAACAACATTCGAACCAACAGTGTCGTTCATGACTCGTTACGGATATGTTGAGCTATCTAACACAGCTTCGTCGCTAGGTAACGCAGCTGACTACCTAGAGAAGGTAGAAGTAACAAGCGGAAACCTAAGCTTCAGCTAATATTAGTTGTATACAAATTCTAAATAGGCCCTACGGGGCCTATTTTTTTGAGTAAATATAGTAAGGAGAAATACTATGGAAGAACTAGGACAAGTTTACAAATTTACTGGAATTTATGGACATATACGTCCTGACAATTTTGGTGCAACCAGAAGAGATATCCTTTTCAAAAAAAATGAACACAAGCTAAAACTAGGTGATAGGGTTAGATTTGACCATGAAGAAAAGAATGGAAGAAGGTTTGCAAAGAACTTACAAATTCAAAGCACATAATAACCCATTTTTTGAAAAAGGATAAATACTTATGTCAAGAGGAGAGCCTCTTAGAGGACTTATGCGGTTACCCACCGCGTAGACCTAGAACGTCAAAAAGGAGAAAACAATGGGACGTCCAATTAATAAAGATAAGATCGGATACGGATCAGGTCGTATCGCAGTAACACGCCACTTCTTTACAGGTGGTGCAGAAGCAACAACAGCAGCTCACATCGTAAGACAAGCAGGCAACGGCAAGTATGTTGTGCGATTAGATTCAAATGCCGGTGATCCATCATCTGATGAAGTACTAACACTTGCTAACAAAGTAGGCACAGGCGGTGGCGAAGCACTAGTAGCAGGAGAATTCACAATCGACGCTATCGGTAGTGATTCAACAACATACCAAGTTACAAAACTACGTAACAGAACTGTGCAAGTTGAAGGCGGCGGAACAGAAATAAACTGCATTTACAACATCGGTTATGATGCAAGTGCCAGAGAAATTTCAGGTCACCCTAATGCAAACTTGAGTGTAGCACTACCGGGTCAAGCATAAGCTGGAGTAGTAAATGGCAATTCAAGTCAATAGAATAGGTGTAGACGAATATACTCTACAAATAGATGACGGAGGAACAATTAACCTCCTAACTGGCTTGTCTGGTAAAGTCAACATTAATGGTAATGTTGACATTGCTGGTAGTATGACAGCTGGATCTAGCACATCTATTGAATCTGAAGACTTGTTGATCTATGATAATACTATTACAATAAACAAAGGCGAAACAGGAGCTGGTATAAGTTTAGGTGTAGGCGGTATTATTATTGAAAGAGGAACAAGAGATGATGTAAGACTATTCTTAGATGAATCAAAGAACGGTATCAGAAGCGGAGGCACAACACTAGGTGCATTTATTTTCCAAGATGCAACAGCTAGTCCATCAACTGACTCTTTAATGAGTATATATACCAGTGCTGTTCTTACAGGTGGTGAAGATTTATATCTTGTTGGTTCCGGCGACGGAACAGTCAAAGTTACCTATACTACTGATTATGAAGCTAAAATTTGGGCTTATGATGGCGATGGCGCTGTAATACCCGAAGATCCAGGCTTACCGGATAGACTAAGACGCAATCCAACTACATTTGATGATGATATTTTAGTTAATGTTAGAGGTATGATTGACTATGTTAATAGTTGGAACTTGTATAACTTTTCTGACACTATCTCTGCATCTACATCTATAGATCCTACAACATTTGTAAGAGCTGAACATACAGGTGCTGGAGATTTACAAAACAGAGTATTGGTTAGTGTAAACGATGGTGAAATAGCTCAGTTTTTTCAAAACAAGTTAGTAGTTGCTAATCTTAATTTTGTAGGTGATACTATTTCGTCAGAAGATACTGACGGCTTTGTTAAGTTGCAAGGCACAGGAGACGGTGTTGTCCAGTCTAATGATTTCTTTAATCTTACAGTTCAAGACGATACTTCTTTAGGAGTTCCAGCAGATGGTATTTATTTGTATTCTAAACCAGAAGCAGACGGCGGTACTGGACTGTTTTTTAAGAATGCAAACGAAACACAAGATGAAATAATAAGCAGAAATAAAGCACTGCTTTACAGTATAATATTTTGAGGAAGAAAAAATGGCAATAGAAAATGCGCAAGTGCTGACTACAGATACAACCATACTAACGGTTCCGGCAAGCAAAAAATATGCCATTACTACTCTATTGGTCTGTAACACAGGAACAGACGACGGCACAGGTGTAAATGATTCATCATTTGATATGCACGTGATTCCAGATGGTCAAGTAAAAGGTGACGGAAATTTGGTTTTAAATTCTTTACCTGTGTCTGCATCAGAAACATTTACATTTAATGTTGAAAGATTAATTTTAGAAGAAAACGATAAAGTAGTATTGGTAGGACAAAGTCCAACAAACCTTACCGCCACAATAAGTTATTTGGAAGTATAAAACATGAAATTTATGAAGCGACAGTCATTACACGAAAGGAAGATAGCTGATAAGTCTTTGATACTTACTGCTGACGGAAACGTTGAGATTAATCTCGGCGAAGGTAAAACAGTAGATATAAACGCTGATTTACGAGTTACAGGACAAGCATCAGGACCTCAAGCTACTAACGTGTATTACGTCACCAAAGACGGTAGTGACTTGAATGATGGTAAGTCACAAGACGCTGCTGGTGCATTCGCTTCGATTAAAAAAGCAACAGAAATTGCTCCTGAAGGTTCAACAATCATTGTTGCGCCTGGAGATTACTATGAAGAAAATCCAATTACACTAAGAGACTTTGTAACTATAAGTGGTCAAGGTGAATTACGTAACACAAGAGTTTTTCCTAAGAACAACACAGACGACTTGTTCTTTATGGGCAACGGATGCTACCTATTCCAAATGACATTTAGAGGACTACGTTATCCAGGTTGGTGTGCAAGAATACGTCCAGGCGCACTTGTTACAACTTCACCATATGTTCAAAACTGCACAAATATGAACGGTCCTTGGTTGAATGACGGAACAGAATTTATTCCTTTTGAAACTGTGCAAATAGAAGGCATCGAACCTGGTGCTAGACCTTTAACAGTAGAAGATCAACCGTCATTACCAGTTGAAAAACAAATCAACCCAACTGGCGGAGGAGGCGGTCTGCTTGTTGACGGTGATGAATATGATCCTGCATCTCTTGTTTTCAGTTTCGTTGCAGACGCATTTACTCAAATCTCACAAGGTGGTATTGGTTTCCATGTTACCAACTTTGGTTATACACAGATCGTTAGTTGCTTCTCAGTTTTCTGTAGCGTAGGCTTCCTAACAACAAAAGGCGGTTACCTATCTATTTCTAACTCAGTTAGTGACTTTGGAACCGAGGGTGTTGTTGCTGATGGATTTTATCCAATACCTTATACAAATGCTGTTCCACTTACTGATTATTTTTCAAGTGTTGGTAGTGTAACTATAAACAATCCTGGTGCAGGATATACTGGTGTGCCAGTGGTAACGTTTGATCCTCCGACAGGCGCTGGTGGTGTAACAGCAACAGGCACAGCACAAGTTGACTTGACAACAGGACAATTGGCTGCTATATCTATAGCTACAAGCGGAAGCGGATACGAAAGTGTTCCAGGAATCACAATCACAGGTGGTGGTGCCTCTATTACAGCCGAAGCTACTGCAAACCTTCAGACAAACAGCACTATATCATTAGGAAGTTTACGTGATAAACCGCAAACTGGTTCTATTATACAATTTGAAGGCGATTCAACATACTACTATATTACAGCAACAGAAATTACAAAAGCACCTTTTGTATATGACGAAACTGTATGTCGCAGAGACATAAGACGTATTGTTGATGCTGTAACAGGTGATATTGTTTTTGGAACCGATTATCAATCATATTCTGCAGGACAAAGTTATTTAAGAAGCACCAGCACTAAAGTTTTACTTGACCAATTAGAACCAACTGTATATGGTATTGAAAGTGCTAGAGACGAAATGAAGGCACTTACAACTAATCTTGCTATGAAAGAAGAAATAGATGCAAGATTTAATATTATTACTAATATTATCGAAGCAGGAGACAGTAGCAGCACACCTGGTATAGGTAGTGAATTAAATGAATCTCTAAATGATTTAACTAGCATAGACGATGGAATCATAGCAGCAAAAAATAACATACTTGCAAATAGAGACTTTATTATTGAAGAATTAAGTGCATACATTAACGATCAATTTACGGAATTAAGTTACGATCAAACACAGTTTAACACTGATATGGATAACTTACTTTACTCAACAGCATTGTATGTTGTATTTGGTAGTGATCAAGGTGTAATTAGACAAGCACAAGAAATTGAATATAGAGACAGATTCCAAGACTTGTATCTTACTTCATTAGAATACTTGCGTGACAGATGCCTAGCGTTAACCGAAGTTGCAGCAGATAGCACATCGCAAGATAGAGTTAACGAAGCATTTAATCAATTCATTAATATTTTAGACGATGGCGATAGTTCAGGAATCACAATAGAATTTCCTAACCATGCAGGCGCAATACAAAACAGAATTGATACAAAAGACCAATTACTTGCAAATAAAGAATTTATCAAAGCAGAATTTACAGCATTTATCGATGATGATAATTCGGCATTTACATATGGCGGTCAAGATGCTGCTACATATCAAACATACATGGGTTACATAGTTGATGCATTAATATTTGACATGTTATATACAGGCACAGCGGCCACAACACAAGAAGCAATATACTTCTTTAATAATATAAATTATAGCTCATTCATACAAGCCGAAATTACAACTCTTACTGATGCATTTGCACGTATAAGATTTATATTACAGAGAATTATAAGAGACTTGCCTGTTACTCCTACAACTGGTAATTTAGAAACACAAGATTTTGCTAGTGGTGCAGCAACGCAAGTTGAAGCAACTGTAATTGACGGTGTGTTACAAATAATTGAAAATGTAGTTATAGCCGGAAACTTAACAAGTTTGCCTGCTAAAACATACCCAAGTTTTGAAACAGAACTTACTGCACTACAAGATTCAGCAGGTGTGATATTAAGTCAAAGAACAGTATTCATTACAGATGTTATTGCACAAAACTTGGCAAATTATCCTACATTAACATACAATATAGAAAAATGTAAACGTGATGTTGGTTATATCATAGATGCAATATATAGAGATGCGCAGCTTGGCACTAACCATAACAGTATTACAGCAGGTCTAGCATACAGTAGAGCAAACACAGCATACTTAGATTCTGAACAAAAGCCTGCAACAATTATTGCACTAAGAGAAGCAAAACGTTTACTTGTATTAGCTGCTAATAGAGATTCAAATTTCCAAACTTCGGTTGGTAACTTATTTGATGATATTTTAAACATAATTGAGTTTGATCAACTGCCAAGCGAAGGAACAGTTTATCCAGAACCGGGTCCTGCAAGCACTGATTTGATCAATGCTACCGAACAACTTATTGCAAACAGAACATTCTTACAAGAAGAAGTTATTGCATATATTAATGACAATAACTTTGTATACGATCAAGCCAAGTGCGAAAGAGATACTGGATTGATTATTGATGCAGCATATTTTGATGCAGCATTAGGAACAAACTATAATGCAGTAACAAGTGGACTTGCATATCAAAGAGCTAATAGTGCATATGTTATCAGTGGACAGCAAACTGAAACAGTAGGTGCTATAAACTATGCAAAAGGTCAAGCAAGCGCAGCAGTTTCAAGTGATGCTACTGCACAAACTAGAGTAGAAGCGGCATTTGACGAGATTGTAGATATTATACAAAACGGTGTAGTAAGCACTGATACATCTGCAGATGCACTAGTCTTTGCTAATCCAACTACTGCAACAGCAGCACAGATTGCTGCAAAAGACCAATTACAAGCTAACAGGGATTTCCTAGCAGCAGAAGCAGTATCTTATGTTGAAAACAATTATCAAAACTTTGTATACGATCAAGCAAAGTGTGAGCGTGATGTAGGATTAATAATGGATGCTGTGGCACTTGACATAGCATTAGGAACAAACTATAACAGTGTAACAGCAGGTCTATCTTATCAAAGAGCAAGTAGTGCTGATTTACAAGATAACCAGAAAATACAAACACTTGCTGCAATTAGAGAATTAAAAGAACAGCTAAGATTATTAGGATTAAGTGATGCTGCTGAGCCTAAAATGGAAGCTGCAATTGATGAAGTAATTGACATACTTGATAATGGGGTGTTAAGCACAGATACAGCAGCAGATGCTCTCGTATTCCCAACACCAGGTGTGCTACCAACTACAGATGCAGTGGCAGCGAAAGATCAATTAATTGCTAACAAGGAATATATTAAAGACGAAATTATTGCTTGGATTGCTGTAAACTTTCCATCATTAACATATGATGCAACAAAATGCGAACGTGATGTAGGATATATTGTAGATGCAATATGCCATGATATTTTGTATGGTGGTAACAGTGCAACTATTACAGCAGCAAGAAGTTATTTTGTTGATGGTGTAAGCCAACTAGGAGATCCAGCAGAAGAAGCAGCAACAGCTGATGCGTATAATAGACTAGGTGACATACTTGGAGATATTGTTATAGAAGCGCCTGTGACAACTTCTGTAGGAAACTCTTTAACACAAGATACAGCAGGAACACCTGCAAGCTCAACTGAAGCTGACGATGTCGAAGGCTTAGTCAAAATTATTGAAGATGTAATTAGAGCAGGCGACTTAACTGGTTTACCTGCAACTGTATTACCAAGCATTACATGGGCTGATGACGATTTAGAGCAAGCATACAGCGTAATCAAAGGCAACAAAGAAACTGTTCAAACTGAAATTATTATCTTTATCGCGAACAACTTCCAAACATTTGCTTATGACGAAGCAAAATGCCGTAGAGATGTTGGAATACTTGTTGAAGCAGCAGCATACGATGCAGCATTTGGAACAAACTACAATGCAGTAACAAGTGGACTTGCATATCAAAGAGCTAATAGTGCATATGTTATAAGTGATCAAAACTTACAAACTATTGAATCAATCAAATATTTAAGAGATCAAATGTCAACTGCTACAGGTATTAGCAGTCAATTCTCAGCAAGGATAATTACAGCTCTAAACGAAGTAATTGACATAATTGAGAATGGTGTAGTCAGCACTGATACATCTGCAGATACATTAGTATATCCTGTGCCAAGTATCTTACCAACCAGTGCATCAGACGATGCTAACGCACAACTAGTAGCTAACAGAATATTCTTAAGCAAAGAAGTTGTTGCATATGTAAACACAACTTATCCATTATTAACATATGATCAAACCAAATGTGAAAGAGATACAAAATATATTGTTGACGCACTAGCATATGATGTTCAATATGGAGGTAACTTAGCAACTAAAGCAGCAGCTGAAGCATATTTTGTCGGAACAGCAAGTCAATTAGGCGCAGGACAACAAGCAGCTACAATAGATGCTTATACACAACTGAAAACATGGTTGTCAGATGTTGTGCAAAATAATTTAATTGCATCTCCTCAACAAGTGGTTGTAACACAAGATACAAGCGGTGCAGGAGCAACAGCAGTTGAAGCAGGAACTGTTCAAAACTTGATTCAAATCATTATTGATGTCATTTCAGCAGGTAACACTGATAGTATGCCTGCAGATATAGCACCAAGTATTGCTTGGACATCTGATAGCGATCAAGGTAGTTTTACACATATTACAGACAGAACAACTGATTATCAAAATGCTGTAATCACATTTATCAACAATACATTTACACGCAACTTTACATTTAATTCTACAAAATGTGAACGTGATACAAAGTATATCGTAGATGCATTAACATATGACATTTTGTATGGTGGTAACAGTGCAACTAGAGCTGCTGCTGACAGTTACTATGTAGGAACAAGCAATCAAGTTACTGGACAACAACAAGAAACATCAGATGCATTAGGATGGGTAAACACACTACTAGGTAGTGTTTTACTTGATACTGCATACAGTGATCCTGAACAAACAGTCGAAACACAAGTTACAGGCAGTGGAGCAGCAAGTGCAACAGAAGTTAACAGAGTAGGTGACTTACTTGACATTATACAAGATGTAATTATTAATGGCACTGATAATCTACCAACTGAAACAAATCCAGATATTACATGGGCAGCAGCTGGTATACAGTCAGCAGTAGCAACTTTATCAGCATCAAAAGAAACTATTATAAGCGATACTATTTCGTTTATAGGAACAACATACAACGGTTTTAATTACAATCAAGATGTGTGTAAGAGAGATACAGGTTACTTAATTGATGCTGTAGCACATGACTTGTTATATACTGGTAATATTGCTACATTGATAGCTGCTAGAGCTTATTTCTTAGGATCAATACAGTATATTCCAGCATACCAAGTTGCAAACACAGTAGCAGCATATGCACACTTAGCTGATATAGCGCAGAAATGTATTGAAGGCATTGGAGTGGCACCTACTACAGGAAACCCTGAATCACAAATCCTAAGCGGAAATTACGGCACTAGTGTTCAAAGTTCTACATCTACAAGTTTGATAAACATAGTCAAAGATGCAATTAACAACCAAACACTTGTAGGAACTCCGGGAGAAGTTGAGCCAGATGTAAGTTGGTTACCTGAAGTTACTAGAACAGCAGCGTCAGTAATGCTTTCAGAAAAGGCAAATATTCAAAACTCAGTAATAACTTACATTACTGATAATTTAATTAATTTCACTTACAACATAGATAAATGTAAGAGAGATACTGGATATTTAATTGATGCAGCAATTTATGATACAATGTATCAAGGTAACAAGCAAACGAGACGTGCAGCAGATGCATATTATGCAGGTGCTATCCTTGGTGCAGCAAAAGTAGGTAATGCAGATCAAACACTTGTAACCGCTTATAGTTACTATAAACTAGGAGATTTGTTAAAACAGGTTGTTTTAAACGATCCTGTCACTACAAGCTACGGTAATGTATTAACACAAGATGTTACTATACCAGACGGCTCACAAGCAGCAGCAGACAACTTTGAATTACTTATTGATAGAATAGCAATATCTCTAATAGAAGGTTATACTACTGGTTGGCAAGAACAGAATCACAACTACGAATTAGGCAGTGCAGTATATAATACCGAAAGAAACAAAATACTCGGCAATATACAAACAGTTGAAGACAATGCTATTGCTGATCTAAACCAAGTATACGGTGGAACAGCAAATGTTAGATTGTTCCCTGGAATTATCACAGTTAACACTACACAACAAGGTAACCTATACAATGTGTCAACAATTTCAACATCAGGACATGCATTTGAATATGTAGGTGCTGGCGTTACTTATAACGCACTTCCGTTCTTTGGCGGTAGTGCTATAGCAGAACAAGAAATTATTGAACGCAATCAAGGTAAAGTATTTGCAGGCGGCACAGTTGACCAAATTGGTAACTTTAGAGTTGGTAACTTCTTTGGTGTAAACGCTCTTACAGGTGCTATTACACTTAACGCTAATGAAATTGATTTACAAGGTTTAACCAGTGTAGGACCGTTTATTAGAGAAGGTATTCCAGTTGGTGTAGAACTTAAAGAAGTTAGTGACAATGCTAACCTAATTTCAAGTCTAGGAACGCAAGACTTCAATACTGCGCCAACTCAAAGAGCTGTAAGTGTATATGTCGAAAACAGATACTTAAACAAACTCAACGGCGGCACAGTTAACAATGATGTAACTTTTGACACAAATATCACTGTTGACGGCGAACTTATATTAACAAACAACGATCTTGCTGTTATATATGGCGGAACAGGACGTAGTAATTTTGTTCCAGATGGTGTTGTATATGGTGACGGCACAGCAGCATTGAAAGTAACAGAAGCAGCAGGTAGTGCTGATGCAAGTATAAGTTATCAATTACTTACAGTTACAGGTGATGGAGATTCAAATCCAATCTGGACTGACACATTAGATGGCGGCGAGTTCTAAGCCGCCATTTTACTCCTATGATAAATAACATTACAGCGATTTCTATCGTGTAGTTTTGGGCGTCTATATAGACCTGACCCGTACCTAAATAGGAGGCATGCCGAATGGCAACAACAATTAGACATAAGCGATCTGCAGTCGCGAATAAAAAACCTATAGTTTCTCAATTAGAATCCGGTGAATTAGCAATCAACACAGCCGACGGTAAAGTATTCTTGTTACGTGATGATAACACAGTACAGGACATTACTAGACGCATTTTTGATAAAGATACTGAAATTGCAATCACAGACCAAGGTGATAGCGCAAGTGCAGAAATTAGTATCAAAGTAAACGAATTTGAAACTGCTCAGTTTACACAAGCAGGAATGAACATGTTCAATGACTTTGATCTTGAAAATGCTAAAACCCTAACATTCAAAGAACTTACAGCGTCAGGTGATGACGGTGTAGGAATCAAAGCACCGGATACATTAGACTCAGGATACACAATGACACTGCCTCCGTCACGTGGTACTGTAGGTCAGCTCTTGAAAACAGATGGCTTTGGTAACTTATCTTTTACCGATGCTGACGTATTTGGTGGTAATGTTATCTACGTTTCTGCTGAACAAGGCGATGACGCTAATGATGGACAGAGCGCTCCAGTTAAAACTGTTAAGAGAGCCTGTCAAATTGCTTCTGGACTAGTTTACAATGCTGACGGCACAATCAACTTCCGTCGTGTAAACATCAAAGTTGCTGTTGGTGACTACACAGAAGACAACCCTATTATTGTTCCGGATAACACAGTTATTAAAGGTGACGGTTTGCGTGGTTGTATTATCCGTCCTGCAAATGCTAACTTAGATATCCTACGTGTTAGAAACGCTTGTTACTTTGGTGAATTTACATTCCGTGACGGTGTTGATGATAACTATGTTCCAACTATTACTGCTGACTATGCTGTGGCGTTTGATGATCCTTTTGATTCTGTAATTACAGATAGAGATCAATATACAAACTTACCTGCCACAAGACCAACTATTGTTACTTCACCATATATCCAGAACGCCTCAATTATTTCGTTCTTAGGTATGAACGGTGCTAAGATTGATGGTTCAAAAGTTGAATCACCCAACGTTCCGACATACGGTATTGAGGCTGAGAATCCGGTTATTGGTGCTATACCTGAACAAGGTAAGTCAATGGTTGCTAACGCCTTTACTATTCTATCATTTGGCGGAACAGCGTGGCGACTAACCAACGATGCTTATGCACAGATCGTGTCTTGCTTTGAAATCTTCCTACTCAACGGTGTATACTGTCAGTCAGGTGGATATTGTTCGATTACCAACTCTGCTACTAACTTTGGTTTGTACTCACTTAGAGCAAGTGGTTATTCACCAAAAGCATTCTCTTTTGACAGAAGCCATATAACAGCAACAGGTCAGTCCGAAGGTAAGCAAACTGTTAGTATTGTAGGTATCAATCGTGACGCACCGGTTGAAGAATTTGTTTTACGTTTCCGCGAACCAGATTACAAAACTGCACATGATTTATTACAATTAAACAAAGATATTATTGCAGCAGATGTTGTAACTTGGATTGATGCACAAATTGCAGCAGCAACACCTAGCATTTGGTCTGGGTTTACATACAACGAAGCAAAATGTCGTAGAGACACTGCATTGCTTGTTGATGCTGTAAGATATGACATTTTATTCAATTCTAACTACAGAAGTATCAGTGCAGCATTAAGATACTTTTCAGGGCAATTTGATGCATATGCCGACCAAAAAGACCAACATATTGCGTCATTGGCACAAGCAAAAACATACACAGCAAATGCACTTACTGATGCAACTGCTATTTCTCGTTCTAATGCATTATGGGACGAAATTATTGAAATTTTAACAAACAGTAGTTCACTTTCTGTTCCAGGTGAAGATGTTGTAGATTTATATTCTTATCCAACTCCAACTGGTGGTACAAACAATGCAAGTGATTCTGGGTTTGCAAATGCAGTCTCTCAAATTTTAAACAACAAAGACTTTGTTAGAAAAGAAGTTACAGCATGGATTTCAGATCAGTCATATCAAAACATTGCACCGTTTAGCAAAGACTTTAGTTACAGTTTTGCCAAGTGTCAACGTGATACTGGTATTATTCTTGATAGTGTAGGGTTTGACATTGCATTAGGCACAAACTATAACAGTGTTACAGCAGGTCTAGCATATACTAGAGCAAATAGTGCTTATGTTATTTCAGACCAAAAAACAGAAACAATTGGCGCTATTAACTATACTAAATCACAAGTTTTAGCATTACCTAACGTTGATGATAGTGTAACTGCAGAAACTAGAACAACTACAGGTTTTGACGAAATTGTTGACATTTTAAGCAATGGATCAGGTGTAGCAGATACACTTTCGTTCCCTGCTCCAGCAGTACTTCCAACTACCGATGCTGATGATGCAGCAACAAGACTACAAAGCAACAGAGCATTTATTCAAGCAGAAGTTCTAGCATATTTGAATTTCTATTATTCAAATATTGACTTTAACACAGGTAAGTGTGAGAGAGATATTGGCTATATTGTTGATGCATTAACATACGATATCATGTATGGTGGTAACAGTGCAACAAGACAAGCAGCACAAGCATACTATGTTGGAGAAATTTCTCAATTAGGAGCAAACCAAGCAACTGCAACAGCAGCAGCATACGCACACTTATCAGATATTGTCGGAGATATTGTACAAGGTAACACAATTACAGTAACAACTGGCAATACAGAAACTCAAGATACAAGTGGTAACAATGCAGGTACAACTGAAGCAACACAACTTGATACACTAGTAGGTTACATTGAAACAATTATCACAGATGGTAATTTAGATAACCTAGTAGCATTGGTTAATCCAGACTTAGCAACACTAGGTGTAAGCACTGAACTACAAGATGCTAGAAGCGATATTGTTACTGCAAGAAGCACAATTATTGCAAATACCATCGATTTTATCAATACTACATACCCACAAACAACTGCATATGATTTAGCCAAATGCGAAAACGACATTGGTTTAATTATTGATGCACTTGTTTATGATTTAACGTATGGTGGTAACTTACAAAGTAAAATTGCAGCACAAGCATATTTTGTAGACGGAGTTCCAGTATACGGTTCTGGTAAAAAAGACCAAACTTTAGCATCATGGGGACACCTAAAAGAAGTTCTTGCAGATATTGCACAAGACATTGCAATCACTGTTGCTCCTGGCAACTTAGAAACTCAAGACACAAGTGCAGCAGCAGGTAGTTTAGCAGCAGCAGACTTTATTGGTGATCGCATCGACGAAATCGTTGCATTTATTACAAGCGACGGTACTGAAGAAGTTGTAAGAGTTGAGCCAGATTTAAGTTGGGTTACGGGTACTGAAATCGAAGCATTTGGTTTGTTACAACCTGAAAACGCAATTAACATTGCTCAAAATACAACACAATGGATTAACGAACAAATCCAAGCAAACATTTGGTATGGATTCACATACGATAGTGCAAAATGCGAAAGAGATACACAGTTAATTGTTGAAGCAGTTGCAAAAGATACATGGGATACTGGTAACAGATACTCACGTAGTGCGGGTCTAGCATACTATAGACAAAACTTAAGAGATTCATCTGAAATTAGTATCAGCGGACAAGAACTACAAACTATTGCAGCAATTGAATATGCAAAAACTGATGCATTAACTTATATTTCAGGTTTGTCAACAGCAGTACAAAACTTTGCTGGAACAAGATTTGATGTTGTTAAAACAATTTTAAACGATCCAAATGATACTCCAGACTATACTGAAGTTTCATCTGCAGGTGACATTACAAACAATTATAAAACCAATGCTACCGAAGTAACTTTTGATGCAGCAGTTGATGTTAATCCAACAACTAACATTTTTACAATCGTTGGACATGGATTTGCAAATGGTACAAAAATTATTTACGACAATGATAGCGGTACTGTTGTTGGTGGTCTTGACCCTGAACAAACTTATTATGTTAAAATCATCAACGATGACGAATTTACACTAACATATGACGATTCATTAGAATTTGATGTTAATGTATTTGGCGTAGGTGTTGGTACACAGAAATTCTTATCAGGTGTTATTGAATTTTATGTTGAAGAAATTTTAAGTTCACATACAACTTATCAGACACTTATCCTAGCAACAGGAACTGAAAATCATGAATTTGTACCAGGTAGACAAATTACAGGTACAACAGGAGCATTAAACAACAGTGCTATTGTTCATAGTTGGGAACCAAGAGATAGAAGACTTGTTGTAAGTATCGAACAAGTTACAATTGGATCAAGTACACTACGTGTACAATTTGATGAAACTAGTACAATTACCGAAGACCATTCTGCTTCACCTAATACAAATGTTGGTGTTAACGAGGCAGCAACCAAGTTAGGACTAGGTACAGCAACATTCTCAATTACTGCAACAGACGGTAGTTCAAGTTTAACAAACTTGACAGCACTGCCTGAAAAAGCATGTTGGTTCCACAGACCGTCAATTGTTAACTCATCTGCACACACTTGGGAATATGCAGGTTCAGGTACAGACTATAACGCTCTACCACAGAACGGTGGTAACACAAGAAGCGAATACGAACAGTATGAAGAACTACCGGGGCGTGTGTACTCATCAGGTACAAACGAACTTGGTGACTTTAAAGTTGGTGACTTTATTACAGCGTTCAACAGAACTGGTAACATTACATTCCGTAACAAAGTTCAGGTGGATGAACTTGATGCACTACGTCTAAGTCTTTCTGATGTTGCTATTGAAGAAATTTCAACCAGTGTCAACTTAGGTGATGATGAAATTGGTGGCCCGAGCAATTCAAGACTTCCAACACAATTAGCAGTACGTCAGTTTATTAGTAACAGACTCGGCGGCTTTGTTGACAAAACTGTGTCAACTGCGGCTGTTCCAGGCGCTATTGTTCAGTTGAACGTTAACGGTCAGTTGAACGCAGACTTAATTCCAGCAACACGTCAGTTCACTAACACAAACACAAGTGGTTATCAATCACGTCTTGTGCAAGTTGATGATATTCCTGCTATTGACTTAAAAGCAGGTGATATTGCCACTGAAAACTATGAACAAATTGAACTTACACTAAGCGGTAATATTACAGCAGTTGATGGTGATCTTATTACACAGCCTGGTGTTTCAGGCGCAATTGGTTATGCAAAAGGTGATTTTCTTAATAGTAACACAATCATTGTTGTTACACAAGGAGCAGCATGGGACGAAACAGATGACAGCACCGGCGATCCATGGGAAGTAAGTTCAGGTACATTGTATGTTAACGGTTCAGATTCTGGATTAACTATTTCAAGTAAAGGTGCTAACACAGAAATTGTTGACAACTGGTTCTTGAAAAGTTCAAACAGCAGCCAGTTCTTGGTACTAGATCCTGATGACACATATGTATTCACAAGTGCAACAGTTACAGCAGTATCTCGTTCAAGTGATATTGCAACAATTACCACAAGCGGTGCACACAACTTACTTGTTGACAATAACGTTAGAGTTAAAGTAAATGATGATGAAACATACAATCAAAACGGTGTTGTTTTAAGCACTCCTAACGCAGTAACATTTACTATTGCAAACGTGGGTGATGACGAAACAACTAAAGCAGTAACAGATGCAACAGCAAACACTATTGTTACTAGTGCTGATGGTAATGCTCAAGGTGCAGTCACAGAAACACGTTACGGTATTGCAGTAAACTTAGACAATGCTAACTTAACAGGAGGCAGTAGTTACACTCCTATACTAGGTACTAAAGTTTATAAAGCAGTTTCATTAACAGCAAACACTGGTACAGGTACTGGTGCAAGAGCAAACATTACTGTTACAGCAGGTCAGATTACCGATGTTGATATTGACAGAGGTGGTATTGGCTACGAAGTAGGCGATTTGTTAAGTTGTAATGCAAATGATGTTGGCGGCTCAGGTAGCGGTTTTGAAATTGAAGTAAGTGCAGTTGAAAAACGTGCTTATGTTGACATTTTAGGCGGTGAGTTGTTCGTTGCTAGTACATCGAGCGTTGACTTTGTTGAAGATAACGTAGCAGTGCAAAATGCTATCGATATTGGTTTAGACAACCAAATTAGTCATAACTTCTTAGCAGGTACTACAGGATCTGGCGGTGCAGTTGATTATACAGCATACAGAATCAGTATCACTGGACACGGATATAGCAACGGTGATCCTGTAACATACAACACATTAGGTAATGTTGCTATTGGCGGATTGTTAAATGGCAGTGTTTATTATGTAAAAGTTATTGATACAGATACAATTGAACTATACGAAGGTTTTGCATTGCTTAACCAAGTTGAGTTTACAAGTACTCCTGCAAACAACAACCATAACATTACACGTTTCACAGTTAACATTACAGACAACAGTATTGTTGTACCAAGTCATGGTTTGACAACAGGTGATGCTGTAAGAATTCTAAGTCTTGATGACGGATCAACTGTTAATGCACTACCAGACATTAATGCAGAACCAATTGACAGCGGTAGCAGATTCTTTATCGGTAGTGTTACAACCAACTCGTTTACGTTACACGACTTGCGCAGTGATGCACTAAGCAGTATCAATGACCTGGTAACCAATGCCAAAGACCTTGAAACAACTGGTGTTGGTAGTGCAAGAGTTATTGCTAACAACGTACAAGTTAACACAGTAATTAATACTTCAAGTAGATTGTTAGCAAACTGGAATACACTTGCTGTTACAAACATTGACGCAGAAAACATTATTTCTGGTACAATTTCGCCATCACGTCTTGCAAGTGCAGGTATTGCAAACAGTGATAGTTTCTTGAGAGGTGACAGTAGTTATCAAACAGTTGTACAAAGTATCAAGAAAGCAACAACTACTGATAACCCAATTACACTAACTGGTAACAGCGTAAACGGAGAGTTTTATGGTGATCCAGTTAATATTGGTATTGCTAACGCAGACTTTAACATCGGCGGTACTTTCTCAACACTAGGTACAGCAAGATTCCTACAAACACAGTTTGATGTTAACGCTGATGGAAGCGGTGAAGTATTCATCAAAGACGGTGTTGTTGATGCAGGTACAGTAGATGGTCTTGACAGTGCATACTTCCTAAACCCTGCCAACTTAACAAGTCTTGTTCCAGTTGATAGAGGTGGTACTGCTATTAGTACATATGCAGTTGGTGACATACTTTATGCACAATCAACTGGTAGTTTGAACACTCTAAACATTGGTAGAGCAAACAACTTCTTAAAATCAAATGGTACTACACCAGAATGGGGTACAGCACTTGATCTTGCAGAAGGCTTGGATGTTGGTTCTGCTAAATTGAGTTCAACAAGTACAGGTGCAGGACAACTTTACAATGAAAATGTAACAAGTTTAGAAATTGGCGGCGATGCTACTAACATTAAAATCGGTAGTGCTAGTACTACTAGAAGTCTACTTACATTTGTTTCTGGTTATGAATCATCAGCAAGTCAAAACGTTGCTGTAAACTTAGCAGAAATTGAAGAAGATACAAACGGTGCTGTTGCCAACGGTGAAAATGAAATTCCAATGGCAGATACGTCAGCAGTTCAAGTTGGTATGCTTGTTACAGGTAGTGCAAGTATTCCTTCAAATACAACTGTTACTGGTGTTACTGATTTGTATGTTTACATCAGTGCTGATACCACAGGTACTATTATCTCAGGTACAACACTAACATTTACATACACTCCTTATACATTAGGTGTTAAAGAAGGTGACACAATTAACATTGCTGGTAGTACAAAAACCAACTTAGATGGTAGTTGGCCAGTTGTTGGTGCAACATTTAATGCTACATCGTTTACAGTTCAAACTGACGGTAACGTAACTGTTTTACCTACAGACGTAGTTGCAGGTTCTATCAGCATTGACAACAACATGGTAATTAGAAATACCAAAGTTGTTTTAGGTGATGCAGAACACAGTGCAACACCAACTAACTCAACACTCAAAGGCGTTGACGGTGTTGGTACTAACGTAGCCGGTTCTGAATTGTCTATCGAAGCAGGTGTTGGTACTGGTAGTGCCGTAGGTGGCGACATTGTGTTCAAGACTGGTGAAGTTGGAACTACAGGTGATATCAAACAAACAAGTACTGAACGTATGCGTATTGATACCAGCGGAAAAGTTAATATCAGTGGCGAAGTTGTGTTCTCAGGAGACATTGGTACTGATCAAACAACTGTAAATGTTGTAAATGATACAGCAACTACTGTCAACTTTGCAGGTGCAGCAACAGCAATTAACGTTGGTGCAGCAACAGGCAAAACAACATTTGCACATGATGTTGACATCAACGGCGGTGACCTAGACAGTAACCAATCATCGTTCTACTTGTTATCATCACCAAGTTCGGTTGTGATAGGTGCAGGCGCAACTATTGTTAACATTGGAACAGGCGGCGATGGCGGCGGTACAACTACAATTGGACACGATCTTGTTGTTACAGGTGATCTTACAGTTAATGGTGATACAACAACAATTAACAGTACAACATTAACAGTTGATGACTTGAGAATTGTAGTTGCAAGTGGTGCATTAAATGCAGCAGCAGCAAACGGCGCAGGTATTGAAGTAGATGGCGCAAATGCAACATTAACTTACGATGCAGCAAACACAAGTTGGGATAGCAGCGAAGACTTCAATCTAGCAAGTGGTAAAGCATACTATGTTAACGATGCAAATGTTCTAAGTTCAACTACACTAGGATCAGGTGTTGTAAATTCAAGTTTACAACAAGTAGGTACAATTGGTACAGGTACATGGCAAGGTACAGTTATATCTCCAACATACGGTGGTACTGGTGTAAACAATGGTAGCAAAACTATCACACTAGGTGGTAACTTTACACATACAGGTGCGCACACGTTGTCATTAACAACAACAGGTAACACCAGTTTAACATTACCAACAAGCGGTACTGTTGCTGTAAGCACATCAGGACTTGGACAGTTTGCTTCTACAACAAGTGCTCAACTAGCAAGTGTTATGAGTGACGAAACAGGTAGTGGTGCTCTAGTATTTGGAACTAATCCAACTATGAGTACAGGCATTGTTGCAGGCACAACAACATTCAACTTGCTTGACACAACTGCTACAACTATCAATTTTGGTGGTGCAGCAACAGCAGTTGCAATTGGTGCAGCAACAGGTACAACAACTGTACATAACAATTTAGATGTAGACTTAGATGTTAATATAGACGGCGGCGATTTGACAACCAACGCTGCTACATTTAATTTGTTAAATGCTACAGCAACTACAATAAATGCATTTGGTGCAGCAACAGATATTAACATAGGTGCAACAACAGGTGACTTTGGTGTTAACAACGCAACAGCAAACTTTGCAGGTAACTTGTTTGTAAACGGTAATACATTAGATACAGACGAAACAGGCACATTTAACTTGCTGAAAGATAACGCAACAAACATTGCATTTGGTCAAGCAGCAAGACAAATGACTATTGGTGAAACCAAAGCAGCAGCAGTTGCAGCAGGTCAAGTTAATCCAGAAGTAATTGTGCGCTTGGATTTAAGAACAAATGCTGATATGTATATCGACGGTGACTTGTATATTAGCGATATTGATAATGTTCCAATTGGTCCAAATACTCCAAGCACAGGTGCATTTACTACATTGTCATCAAACGATCTAACAAGGTTTACAGCAACTGACAATGCAAACATAGCAGTAGCGTTTGCAACAGATGGAGCAGCAGTTAAAATCAGCGGCGGTCTAAGAGTTGCAAAAGATGTTGCTGCTGATAACTTTATGGGTGATATGGATGCTGGTTATTTAACAAGCGGTACTATTCCGGATGCACGTATCCAAGTATCAGGTGTTACACAACACCAGTTAAGTATCACAGGTACAGGTGCGTTGAATGCAGGTAGTATCACAAGTGGCTTTGGTAATATTAACATTGGTAGCAGTATCTTTACTGGTGACGGTAGTGGTTTAAGCAACTTGAATGCAAGCAATCTTGCATCTGGCAGCGTACCAAATGCACGTATTACTTCAGGTAGTGTTACACAACACCAAGGTGATATCACAGGTACTGGTGCTCTTGATAGCGGTAGTATTACAAGCAACTTTGGCAACATCAATATTGGAACAAGTACATTTACAGGTAATGGTAGCGGACTGAGCAGTCTAAATGCAAGTAACTTGAGTACTGGTACAGTTGCAGGCGCAAGACTTGGTGGCAACCAATCAATGGGTGGTATCAAAACATTTAGTGATACAACTGAAGCAACTACTACAGGCAACGGTGCAGTAAGACTTAGCGGTGGTTTAAGTGTTGTTAAAAACATTGTGTTTGGTGGTACTGCAACCGGTAATGGTAGCGGACTAACAAGTCTAAATGCTACTAACTTGGGTAGCGGAACTGTTCCAAGTGCAAGAGTAACAGGTAGTTACACAGGTATTACTGGTACCGGTGCACTAGATGCAGGTCAGATTACCAGCGGATTTGGCGATATCAACATTGGTACAAATACATTTACTGGTAACGGTAGTGGCCTAACCAGCGTTGATGCAGCAACACTAGATGGTGTTGACAGTCTAAGTTTTGTACGCAGTGACGCAAATGATACACTAACAGGTGCTTACGTTATAAGCAGTACAAGTTCGCAACCACTTACATTAAAACGTTCCGATCGTGCCGGTGCAAACGCTACATCGTACCTGTATTTTACTGATCAAAACGATGCAACAATGGGTTACATAGGTAATGCAATATTTGGTGCTTATGATATGTACATGCACGCCGCTAGTGGCGGTAACATTGTTATGTTTACTACAGGTGAACTTCGATATACCAGCGATGGTGCAACCTTCTACAAATATTGGCATGCTAATAATGATGGTAATGGATCAGGACTAGATGCTGACTTAGTAGATGGTATACACGCTAGTAGTTTCTTACGCAGCGATTCTAACGATTCGTTTAGTGGTACACTAAGTGGTACTGGTAGCATTAACATTACTGGTACTATCACGGCTGCTGGATATAGCGGCGATGGTAGCGGACTAAGTGGCATTACTGCTGATAGTATCGGTGGCGTTGGACTAACTGGACTGTTAAGAACAACTGGTGAAAACGCTGCTACAGCAAACATTACATTTAGTAATAGCGGTACTGCTAAACGCGGTATTACTGGTACAATGGGAGACAACGATCAGTGGTTCTTCGGTGGTGCTGCTACTGCATCAAACGCAGGTTATTTGGAAATCTCAACAGGTGATGATGGACAGAGTACAAGTGCCGAACCGCATTATCATAGACAGTACGGCCCAGGTACCCCATTAACTGGTACACTTGTAAGAACTGCAACTATATTAGATAATAATGGTAATACACTATTCCCAGGCGAAGTTACAGCATACTCATCAGATGCTAGACTTAAAACCAACATCGAAAACATTCCAAATGCACTTGACAAAGTCAAAGCATTGAACGGTGTGCTTTATAACTGGACCAACGAAGGTCACAAGTGGGGACTTGATGTCGATACTGAAAAACGTGAAGTTGGTTTACTTGCTCAAGAAGTTCAAGAAGTATTGCCTGAAGCAGTTGCTCCGGCACCATTTGATATTGATACTGATACAGGCGAAAGCAAAAGCGGCGAAGATTATCTGACAGTCAAATACGAACGTATTGCGCCTGTATTAATTGAAGCAATCAAAGAACAGCAAAAAGAGATTGATGAACTCAAAGCAATGGTGCAAAAACTACTGGATAAATAAGATATAGTAAGAGCCGATTTTGTCGGCTCTTACCGTTGACAATGTTTAAATAACGTGTTAATATAAACGAAATAGGATTATTATATGGCTATACCAGCAACCGGATCAGCAGTAACAATGACACAGATCTACACCTACTTCTCTGCTTCCGGAGCATACAGTCTTGGTAATCTTGGCACTTATATGGGTATTAGTGTAGGTAATACTATTAATATGAGTGCAACGTTTGGTGGACAAGGTACATAACACAGGAGCACATTATGAAAACATTATTTGAAGTCATGAACATTGACTTAGCACAAGAATATACCAAAGAACGCAAACTAGCAGTAGTAGAAAAACTTGCAACTGAATTAGGTGCAGAACTAGAAGAAGAAGTACGTGCAGCGATTGCAGAATTAGATATTCCAGAATCAGATGAACGTTATCATTGGGTTCAAAAAATTGGACGTATTATGGGTGCAGACTTGTTAACTATTGGCAAAGTACAGCCAGAAAACATGTTAGCAGCGTCTTCTCTTAGTGTTGAAGATTTTCAAGAAGCAGTAAAAGTTGCAGTACAAGGTGCAAATGATTTGAACCAGTATACTATTGCAGCAGAAACAGCAATCAAAAACGACACAATTTCTGAAACAATTACATGATAAAACTTGCAATTTGTATTCCATCACGGGATACAGTTCATGCAGGATTTGCATTAAGTCTCTCTAAGATTACAAGTAAACTTACAGAACATAATGTTGAACACACTGTATTGTTTAATCTAGGAACAGTAATACCTCAACAACGTAATAGTCTAATAGACGAAGCGTTAGATTGGGGTGCTACACATATACTGTGGTTAGACAGTGATATGCATTTGCCGTCTAACACCGCAGAAATCTTATTGTCTCACAATAAAGATATTGTAGCAGCAGCATACAGCACAAGAGTTCCGCCTTACAAAAGTACTGCATTTGTTGATGCAGATAATTTAGATAACAGATTATCTGCCATCACCGACTTACACAAAGTGTTTGCAGTTGGTATGGGATGTATGTTAGTTTCAACAGAAGTCTATAAAGTTTTAGGAAAACCTTGGCATACATATCTATACAATAACGATACACAAGATTTGTCAGGCGAAGATATATATTTTTGTAAATGTGCAAACGATGCAGGAATTGATGTGTATGTTGATGCAAGTTTAAGCCAAGAAATTGCACATTACGGTACAAAGTCATTTAGGTTATAGAATGAATATATTTGAAAAGTTTGAAAGATACGGTCAAAAAACATACAACGGACAAGATGTATTAAAAAATCATTTTTTACAAATCTATCCAATACATTATACTGACAATTGCGACGACGAGACTGTTGCAACACAATATGCTGATAAAGCAGATTACGTTTGGATTGTTAACAAAAATATTAATGTACTTAGAACTTTTCCTTGGCACTTTAAACCAACCGAAGAACAATTAAATAAAAAACATGTATTTCCGTATGTTTATAAAAGCAGCAAAAGAATTAAAAGTTGGGAATATGCAAAACTTATTCCTACTAAAGTTGAATATACAGGTGTAATTGAACACAAAAATATTGCAGCAATCTATGATGTATATTGTGGCAAAGATGTGTTTGATGTATTTTATTTAGGTTTAGAAACAGACGAACTATTTACACAAATACAAGAACGTGCTCCACATGCTCGTGTTGTTAGTTCGCATAAACAAGCACAAGACATGTCTACTACGGATATGTTTTGGCTTGTGCCTAATGATATTGAATTGGGAAAGTTTTTTAAATTTAGTTATCGTCCTGATGACTGGAGTCACAAATTTGTGCATGTGTTTGGAAATGGTAATGTAGGAGTGTTTGATGGTATTGCATTATTTCCAAAAGCATACAACCCTACTGACAAAGAATTACAACACAGATTTTATGCAGATAAAAAAACAGTATCATTAATTGCAAGTACTCCTAAAAAATATCCTGTGTATAACTTTGAAACATTTGAAGAATATCAGTTAGCGTTAGAAAAAGAAAGCGAGTTGTTTTGGTATGTTCCAACGGACGTTCAAGACGTAGTTGATTTAGATTTGTATTTTGATCATCATAATCAATATGATCGACGTATTAATCATGTGTTTTTAAATGATAATGAATATGATGGCGTAGTACTGTTTAGTAAACATAGTCCTATAACTGAAAAAGAATTTAATCACAGATTTATTGCAAACAAAAAAGAACACCCGGAGGTATATAGCCGGCCAAAAAAGTTTGATCAGTTTGTGATCAACAACTACGCTGATTACAAACTGGCAATGGAGCGTAGTACTACTGAAATGTTCTGGGGTGTGCCCGATGATGTTGAAGTTTCAGATGACTTTGATTTTGACATTTATTTTACACATCATAACACATACGATAGAAATATTACACATGTGTTTGCTAATGGTAAAACATACGACGGTATTGTGCTGTTTAGTAAAAATGTCGAAGTAATTGAACGTGAAGTTGATTATAGATTTTACGCTGAAAAGAAAGAATGGAATATTGTTGCAAGCCATCCAAAAATCTTTCCTGTGTACAAAATTGACACGTATGATGAATACTTAGAAGCATTAAAGAAAACACCAAACGAATTGTTTTGGATGAGTAGTTCAAACATTCAAATGCTTACAGACATTTATAATGTTTATATTAGTCATCACGATAGAAATTTACGTAAACAAAATCATGTGTTTTTACATCAAAACAACGAAGGTGTATCATTTAATGGAATGATTTTGTGTAGTGTACACACGCCTTTAACACAAAAAGAAGTTGAATATAGGCATCCAGTAAATCGCATAGAACACACTAATATTGTAAGTAAAAATAAAAGATATGATCATTTCAATATTGAAACGTATGAGGATTATTTACACGCATTAGAAACCAGTGAAACTGAAATGTTTTGGATGGATTCTCCAAACATAGATACAACTGATTTTAATTTTAAAATGACTTTTGATTTTGAAAACGAATATGATCGAAAGGAAAATCATGCTTTTGTACACATGGTAGATGGAAAAGAATATTACAACGGATTGTTTCTTTGCAGCAAACACAAACCTTTAACTAAAAAAGAAGTTGAATATCGCCATATTGCAAATGCAAAAGAATGGGACATAATGGCAAGTTTTGCTGTGTTTTATGAAAGATTTATTATTGAAACTTATGACGATTATCTTCGTGCATTAGATAACAGCGAAACAGAAATGTTTTATGGGTATAGCGAAAACATTGATTGTAGAGACTTTGCATTTGATCATTACTTTACGCATGATAACGAATATGACAGAAAAATAAATCATAACTTTATTCATAAAGTTAACGGTAAAGAATACCGTAATGGAGTATTTTTGTTTAGTAAACACAGTCCAGTTACACAAAAAGAAATAGAACATAGACATATTGTTAATGCAAAAGAATGGAATATAGTTGCAAGTAGGCCTGTTTGGTATGATAGAATTGTAATTAATAATTACAAAGATTATAACATGGCATTAGAATCGTCTAAGACTGAAATGTTTTGGGGTATTCCTAGTGATGTAGAAGTTGATATAAATTTTGAATTTGATTATTACTTTACTCATGATCAAGTTTTTGAAAGAACTACAAATCATGTATTTTTAAATGATAAAAATTATGATGGAATAATTTTGTTTAGTAAACACAGTCCGGTAACAGAGAAAGAAATAAAATCAAGATTTTTAGTTAACAAAAAAGAACACAATGTCATAGCAAGTTATCCTAAACAATTTAGCAAATTTGTTATAGAAACTTATAATGATTATTTAAATGCTCTTGAAACTAGTAAAACAGAAATGTTTTGGGCTACTACTAATAATATAAAAATTGCACAAGACTTTGATTTTAATTTTTATTTTAGTCATCATAACACTTATGACAGAAATATAAATCATGTTTTTGCGCACGAAGTTAATGGCAAAAAACATTACAATGGTTTATTTTTGTTGTCAAAAAATGTACCGCTTACACAAAAAGAAATTGAATTTAGAACAATAGCAAATCGTAAAGAATGGGATATTGTTGCCAGTGGTTCTGTTGAATATGATAAATTTAAAATAAAAAATTACCAAGACTATTTAGAAGCATTTAAGAAATCAAAAACAGAAATGTTTTGGATGATACCAAGCGAAGTTGTTGTAGATAACTCATTTAATTTTAATACTTATTTCACACATGATCAAATATTTGAAAGAAAGACACATCATGTTTTTAAAAATGGTGATGCATGGGACGGCATTTCACTTGTGAGTAAACATGCCAATGTTACTGAACGTGAAATTAATATGAGATTTCTTACAAATAAAAAACAATATAATATTGTTGCAAGTACTCCAAAATTATATGATATTGTGTTTATTAGCAAAGACGAAGAACATGCGGACAAGAATTACAAAGATTTGTTAATAAGATTTCCAAGAGCAAAGCGTGTACACGGTGTTGAAGGTATTCATAATGCACACATTGCAGCAGCAAAACTTTGCAACACAGATATGATTTGGATTGTTGATGCAGATGCAGAAATTGTTGACAATTTTAATTTTGATTATTATGTTCCTGCATATGATCCTGATAGTAAAAATGCTGTGCATGTTTGGAAAAGCAAAAATCCAATTAATGGTTTAATTTATGGTTACGGTGCAGTCAAATTGCTTCCTAGAGAACTAACACTAAATATGGATACAACTACTACAGATATGACAACAAGCATTGGTAAATCATTTAAAGTTGTAAATAGAATCAGTAACGTTACTAAATTTAATACAGACGAATTTAGTGCATGGCGTAGTGCATTTAGAGAATGTGTTAAACTGTCGAGTAAAGCAATTAACGGTCAACTAGATGAAGAAACTGAATTTAGGTTAAAAGTTTGGTGTACAAGAGGTAAAGATAAACCTTTTGGTCTTGCAGCAATCAATGGTGCTATTCAAGGCAAAAAATATGGTGAATCTGCAACTAGTAAAGATCAACTTGGAAAAATCAACGACTTTAACTGGTTGTTAAATGAATTCAATAAGTTTAAAGATAGTTTCTAATTTTTGTACATTATTCTTATTACGCAATGTACTTAACAACCCTTTGTGTAGTGGTTTTGGCCAGTTATTAAAACTTACCCAAGCATAACCGTTGTGTTCGTCGTTTAATACTGGAATAAATTCTTTGCTTACAACACACAAATAAGTATGAAATTCAAAATGAGAATCGTTGCTAATAAAAGTTTCTAGTGGAATAGTTTTTACAATAGATGGAAGTGTTCCTATTTCTTCTTGCATTTCTCTTTTCAATGCTTCCCAAGGAGTTTCACTATCTTCGTTTGTACCGCCTACTAATCCCCAAACATTATTTTGTTTACTTTGTGCTCTATGCAAAAGTAAAAATCGATTAGTATCTAATGTATAAAAAAGTGCACCACTACAAATAATTTTCTTCATACAAATAATTATGCATCAAGATAAATGTCCCATGTACCAACTGGATAGTAACCTTCGTATGCTTGTAACCATTCCTCGCCAGTCCATTTGTAAATAATATTTGTATTAAGATTTTTACTGTTGATACCATTGGTGCTGTCTGTTGCATCCATGACAACTACCCAACTTGTGCCAGTCCACTCTATCAAGTCGTTTGCTCCACAAACAAAATCAGTGCCGTCTGCATTTTTCCAGGCATCTGGACCATCGTATGCACTGTCGCCTACACTTTGACTATTGTTAATATCGCCTAGTGTTAATACTCTAAATCCCGGTACTTTATCTGCTGTTGGATTGTAGACAAGTGGATCGATAACTTTATCAAAACTTGTCCAACTATTTACAGATCTTGCTGGACCGTCGATAACATCGCCACTTGGCAATGTATCAGCATCCCAATTAACACTGATTTGATTTTCATCCAACGGATTAAGTGTAAATGTTCCAACAATAAACCCTGTGTCTGTACGTAGTCTAATTTCACTTACATCTGCTCTATATTGCCCTGGATAAGATTCTATAATTTTTCTCCAGTTAATAGTTCCTACCTTGTTGTCTTTGTCAACTACTCTTGCAATGTTACCTTCAACATAGATTCCGTAATCTCTAAATGTTGTTGCATTAGTTGCTCTATTTCCAAGCATTGGATCGATCCTTGTAATTGTATCAAGTCTTCCATCGTCGGTAGTACCGTCTTCTTGGTTAGTTGTTTGTAACGGAGGTAAATCGTCGCCGTATGCATTGATTTCTGGATTACTTAATCCTAAGTCAATAGTTCCTTTGTTTTCGTCCCACATGTTAGCAATAACACTGGTGATAACTCCAAGTTTTTTGACTTTTGCAGGCGGCGTAATAAATATTGGTGTTTCAAAACTCATTGTTGCAATATCAATTTCTGAATCAACACCGATAGGAATAGTTCTATTACTCCACCTTACATCTGTCATGTGTAATACTGTTAAACTTGTCCAGTCTACATAGTTGTCTGTTGTTTGCAATTCTAAACTAGGACGGAACAAAACTAATATTTGTTCTAGCATTTGTAATTTTTGTTCTGTATTACTTGCCCATAAATCTACGTTAACACTCAATGTATACGGTGCTGGATAAAGTCTTTCAACTGTATAGTTTTTACCTTGAGTATTTAGATACTCGTTGTTTTGTTCGTCAAATGCACGTTCTCTAATATTAACTTTATCAACATAACTTGCATCGCCTGTACGACTTCTATCCATTTCAATGTTAGTAACATACACACTCATGCGAGGAACAGTCGGAAGTTTGTTTTCACTGTTGTCTCTTAAAATATTGCCAACTTGTCTAGTTAAATCGCCATATGTTACAGGTACAGATTTTAAATTACCATTTCCGTCTTGTACACTGAATCCACTCATAATTCTAACAATTTGAGTAATATATTTTCTTACTTGTCCGTCATAAAAAAACTGCATTAGTTATCTGCCTTTGGTTTAAGTGCTTTTGACAACGATTGTCTTTCATTCACTGTTTCACCACTAATTTCGTTTGTTGCTGTGTTGTTTATAAACGATGCAACTTGTGTACGTTTTGTATCTGTATTCGAAAGTTCTGCTCTTACACTATCTTGCACTTTAGTCCATTTAACTCCGTCATATTTAAACAATCTATTTGGAAAAAAGTCTGTTCTTAAAAAGTAATCGCCTACAACGTTGTCAGTAGGAAAACTTATACCGCTACCAAACACTTCACCATTCAAACTGCCTACACCAAGCAAGTAACCTTTATAACCTGCTCTGCTAGGTTTAGCATTTATTCTATCAGCAGTCATGTCTGCATCTGCTGTAATTTCATCTGTTTCTGCTGAACGAATTTCTGGTGTACCGTTTTCGTCAACTTGCAATGTATAATAATGACTTACATCATAACCTGATAGTGGTGCATCATCATATGCTTGTGCAACCACAGCATTATTAATTTGCATTTCTTTTTCAAATGTACTTAGTATATCTCTAAGTGTATTTCCGTCTTCATCTTCTGCAGGTAAATCAAGTATTTCTTTGTATTCTTGACTGTCAATGATTTGTTTTAATTTTACTCTATATAAATGAGGATACCAAGTTTGACTAAATCCTTCTGCTGCACGATTTACATCTTCAACAACATAAAATCTTTTTAATGCTACACTGTAATCGTTTAGAGCATATTCATCCATTAGGTGCGGAAATTCAATAACATCTCCACTCATTATTTTTCTGCCAAGTGTTTTAACACTGCTATTAATATGTATGGTCATAAACAATGTATCATTTTGTAAAAACAATCCAAACTGACTTAGATTAAAATCAGTATCGCTTACGTTGTATATTCCACGCATAGTATATACATCAGGATCATACTTGCGATCTCTATTTTCCATAAACAACATATCTTGTATGTTTGTTTCACTCACAGCATTATATTGTGGAGTTGCTGATGTTGCATCTCCTTCTTCTGGATTTAACGGTCCTAAATACTTGTGAACATGTATGTCAGTTCCGCCTACACTGAATTGCTCATAGACAATCTTGTCTAAAAATTCATAATCCTGTGTTTTGTTTGGTCTGTATAAACTAAGTCTTGGCATAGTTATATTTATGCATAAATACTGTACGGAGAACACCTATGGCAGACACAAACCTAGCAACAGCAAAACAACACGTTTTTGATTATGTATACGCAATGCTCGGCGGCGGTATGGTTGATGTAGAACTAGACCCAATGCACTATGAAGCAGCATTGCAAAAAGCATTAACACGTTATCGTATGCGCAGCGATCACAGCGTAGAAGAAGCATACGTTGGATTAAAATTATTAGAAGATCAAAACGATTATACACTTCCACATGAAATTGTAGAAGTGAACAAAGTATATAGACGAAGTGTTGGTTCACGTAGCGGCGGCGGAGACGGCGGAACATTATACGAACCGTTTAACCTTGCATATACAAATGCTTATTTGCTTGCTGGATCTGGCATGGGCGGATTAGCAACATACGAATTGTTTGCTCAACAACAAGAACTAGTTGGTAGAATGTTTGGTAGTTTTATTGAATTTACTTGGAACACTACAACAAAGAAACTAACTATATTACAACGTCCTAGAGCAGGCGAAGGCGAAGATGTATTGCTAGAAGTTTATATGTATCGTCCTGATATGCAATTATTGGATGATTATCTTGCAAAACAATGGATCAAAGATTATACACTTGCTGCCTGCAAATACATGTTAGGAGAAGCACGTGAGAAGTTTGCTACTATTGCAGGTCCTCAAGGCGGTACTAGCCTTAATGGAGCGAGTCTTAAAGCAGAAGCCCAAAGCGAAATGGAAAAACTAGAAGCAGAAGTAGCACTAGCAGTTTCGGGTGGAACAGGATACGCATTTACTATTGGTTGACAAACATAACATTTTATGTTAATGTAAATCATGCGTAAAAAATTATTAATTATTGGACATGGTCGTCACGGCAAGGACACTGTGTGTGAAATCCTTAGAGACAAATACGGTTATAGTTTTGAGAGTAGTAGTCAGTTCTGCTCTAAATTGTTTATCTATGACATGTTAAAAAAGAAATACAATTATAACAGCGAAGATGAGTGTTATAATGATAGACACAATCATCGAGCAGAATGGTATAATGCTATTTGTGATTACAATGTTCCTGATGCTGCTAAGTTAGGCAGAGAAATATTTAAAGCCCACGATATCTATTGCGGACTACGTAACAAGCGTGAATTTTATGCTATGAAAATTGCTGGTGTGTTTGATTATGCTGTTTGGGTTGACCGTAGCGACTACTTACCTCCTGAATCTGAAGATAGTATGAGCCTCAAACCTTGGATGGCAGATTATCATATTGACAACAATGGTACGCTTAAAGACCTAGAGTTTTGGGTAGACGAACTGTATAAATTTAAATTAACTACGTAGTTAACCGCTAAAAACCGGTATTTTTCCCCAGGATCTGCTAAATAATAGTATAAACGAGATCCATGAGGAGAAAATTACAATGGCATTAGTATCACCAGGTGTACAGGTTTCAGTTATTGACGAGAGTTTTTATACTCCTGCTGAACCAGGCACAACACCAATTATTTTTGTGGCAACACAAGAAAACAAAACTAATCCAGGTGGCACAGGTGTAGCACCTGGTACGTTAAAAGCGAATGCAAACAAAGTTTATTTGATGAGTTCACAACGTGAACTAGCAGAAACATTTGGCGATCCGCTTTTCTACACAGACGAAAACAACAATCCAATTCACGGCGGCGAGCAAAACGAATATGGTCTACAAGCAGCATATTCATTCCTTGGCGTAGCAAACAGAGCATATGTTGTGCGTACAGATTTAAACCTAGATGCAATTACAGGTAGTGCAACAGCAACAACTGGTAACCCAACAGACGGGTCATACTGGTTTGACACAAACGATTCATTCTACGGTATTTTTGAATGGAATGGCGCAGCAGCATCAGCAGCAGGCGGACAAACATTCTCAAATAAAGTTCCACATGTAATTACAGATACAACAAAAGTTGTTAATTTTGCTGGCGGTGATTATACACCAAAAGGCAGCGTAGGCGGCATCGGCGATTACGCAGTTGTAGCAGTAACTACTGTAAACAGAATTTGGTATAAAAATACTGCCGGTACTTGGGTAGAAGTTGGTAGTAACAACTGGAAAAATAGTTGGCCATTTGTTGTTGGTTCAGCAAATCCAACAATTTCAGGTACAGGTAATCTTTCATTTACAGTTGACGGATCTTCTCTATGGACAGTAACAACAACAGGCACAACATTAACTCAGGTAGTAGCAGACATTAACGGCAATGCAAATTTATCATCAAATGGTATTTCGGCAGCAGCAGTTGGTGGTGCACTAGCACTATACTTTGCACCAACAGCAGACGACATGATGGACGACATTATTGTTGCAGGTGATGCACAACTATTATCAGATTTAGGTATTACTGCAAAAACATACTACGGTCCAGAAGTAACAATTGCACCACATACACAAGTACCAGAATACAAGTCACGTGATACAAATCCACGTCCATCTGGTTCAATTTGGATTAAAACAACTACTCCAAACTTGGGTGCAAACATTGCAATGAAAACATACAGTGACGCAACAAGCACTTGGTCAACTATTTCAGCACCAATGTATGCAAGCGGTCAAAGTGCAATTTACAATCTTGACTCAACAGGCGGTGGTGTAAACATTCCACTAGGAAGCGTATACACAGTATACAACATCGGCGAAGACAGTGAGCCTTTAGGTACATTTGCATTTAAGCGTAGAAACTCAACTGGTGCAACAACTATTACTAGTGCAGCAGTTACAGCAACTACATTTAATGGCGGTAGTTACACATTTGAAATTCAAGAAAGCATCAAAGGACAAGAAGCATTAAGTACTCAAAGTATCATTTCTTGGACAGCAACAGGTGCAACAACAGACGCAGAAGCAATGGCAGATGCTATCAACGGCGCAGGCATGGTAAACGTAACTGCAAGTGTTAACACTAAAAACCAAATTGTTATCACACACGCACTTGGCGGAGAAATGAGATTTATTGACTGGGATAGCACATTAGATAATGTGTTTACACCTTTTGATTCAACTGTTCCGAGTTCAACTGCAAATCTATATTACTCACCAGGAACTGATGTTAACACTTCACCTAAAAAGTTCACAGCAAGTAACTGGGCAGATTTAACATATACTGCAAAAGACGGTGAACCAACAACAACTCCAGCAGATGGAGCACTATGGTACAGCAGTGTTGTTGACGAAGTTGACATTATGATTCATAACGGTACAGACTGGGTTGGTTATCATAACTATGACCACACAGGTACAGGCGCAGTAGGTCCTACAAGCACAAACAACGCAACTGGTCCAATTGTTGCAGCAAGTGCTCCAACAAAGCAATCAGATGGTGTAAGTACTCTAGTCGAAGGCGACCTATGGGTTAGCACAGCAGACTTAGAAAACTTCCCACAAATTTATCGTTGGAATGCAGGAACAACTAAATGGGTATTACTAGACAAAACTGATCAAACTACTGAAAACGGTGTGCTATTTGATGATGCACGTTGGGCATCAGCAGGTGCATCAGAAGATGCAACAGATATTGCAGATCTACTAGTAAGCGATTATTTAGATCCAGATGCTCCAGATCCAGCACTATATCCAAAAGGCATGTTGCTTTGGAACACACGTAGAAGCGGATTTAACGTCAAGCGTTTTGAACGTGACTACATTGACACACTAGGTGAAAATGTACGCAACAGCGACGAAGCAATGAGCGGTTACTATCCACATCGTTGGGTTACTGAATCAGCAAACAATGCAGATGGCAGCGGATCATTTGGACGTAATGCACAGCGTAAAGTTGTTGTTCAAGCAATGCAAGCAACAATCAACTCAACTGAAGATCTACGTGATGACGAAACACGTATCTTTAACTTGATTGCAGCACCAGGTTATCCAGAATTAATTGGCGAAATGATTAGCCTAAACTATGACAGAGGATTAACAGCATTTGTTGTAGGTGATAGCCCAATGAGACTTGCACCAAATACTACTTCGATTAGCGAATGGGCAACCAACGTTAATCAAGCAGTTGAAGATAACGACTTAGGACTAGTAAGCAGAGATGAATATCTAGGCGTTTACTATCCAGCAGGCTTTAGTAGTGACAATGCAGGAAACAACATTGTTGTTCCAGCATCACACATGGCACTACGTACAATTGCACTAAGTGATCAAGTTTCTTACCCATGGTTTGCACCAGCAGGTACAAGACGTGGTGGTGTTACTAACGCAACAGCATCAGGTTACATTAATGCAGAAGGCGAATTTGTAAGTATTGCACTTAACGAAGGACAGCGTGACACACTATATCAAAACAACGTTAACCCAATTACATTCCTAAATGGAGCAGGGTTGGTTGTATTTGGTCAGAAAACTCGTGCTAGAAACGCAAGTGCAGTTGACAGAATCAACGTTGCAAGATTGGTTGTATATCTACGTAGCCAACTTAAGAAACTTGCAAAACCATACATCTTTGAACCAAATGATAAAATCACACGTGATGAAATCAAACAACAGGTTGAAAGTTTAATGGTTGAACTGATTGGTTTGAGAGCAATTTATGACTATTTGGTTGTGTGTGATGAAACAAACAACACTCCAAATAGAATTGATAGAAACGAACTATATGTTGATATCGCTATTGAACCAGTTAAGGCAGTTGAATTTATTTACATTCCGCTACGCCTTAAAAACACAGGAGAAATCGCAGGTTTATAAGTCATAATATAGGGGGTTATTGATTTAACCCCCTAATATGATAAATACTTGTGAATAGGAGTATATTATATGGCAATCTCAAGTCTATCAAAATTAACAGTACCATTAGCAACTAATGACAGTGCAGCGTCACAAGGTTTGCTAATGCCAAAACTACAGTACCGTTTTCGTGTTACTTTAGAAAACTTTGGTGTATCAACACCAACAACAGAACTTACAAAGCAAGTAATGGATGTAACTCGTCCAACAATTACTTTTGAAAACATGGAAATTCCAGTATACAACAGTAAAATTAATCTTGCTGGTAAGCACACATGGAGCCCATTGTCACTTAACATGCGTGACGATGTAAACGGCAACGTTCAAAAACTAGTTGGCGAACAGTTACAGAAACAGTTTGACTTTATGGAACAAGCAAGTGCAGCATCTGGTATTGATTACAAGTTCTTAACAAGAATTGAAATCCTAGATGGCGGTAATGGTGACTTAACTCCGAATGTATTAGAAACTTGGGAATGTTATGGTTGCTATGTTAACGAAGCAAATTACAACACACTTAACTATGCAACAAACGAACCAGCAACAGTGTCACTAAGCATTACATATGACAACGCAATCCAAACACCAGAAGAAACAGGTGTTGGTACAGATGTAGGCAGAACACTTGGTACAGCAGCAACAGGTGCCGGCTGATAAAAATTAAAATGATTGCCAATTTAGAGGAGTACATTTTTATGTACTCCTTTTTTATTATGTGCGCACTTATTAGAAAAGATAAATATTATTATGGCAAATCCGTTTTCAGGTTTATTTGATAATTTAATTAATGGTGCTCTTAGTCCAAAAGGTGACTTAGGAGATTACACCCATGCGAGCAAAGTATTTGTAGATGGCAATATGAGGCTTGCACCTAAATTCAAACACATGTTCCATGTGGTTTTGAATATAAATCCTAACGTTACACTAAATGGTAACAGCGGTTGGACAAATACTACTAAACGTGAAATAAACTTACTTTGTAAAAGTGTTGACTTGCCTAGTTTCAGTATGCAAACAGAAACACTTAATCAATACAATCGTAAAAAAGTTATACAAACCAGTGTTAACTATGATCCTATTAATATGGTATGGCACGATGACAATGCAGGATTAACTAATTTTCTTTGGAAAAACTATTTTAACTATTATTACAGCGATGCACAGCATGTGCAACAAACTGAGGGTCCTCCTGCTGTAACCGATGCTGCTTACAACAGAGTAAGTAATAAAAACAGTGCATACGGTGCAGGCGGCGTAATGAAAAATAGATTTGGTTTAGATAGACCGGGTAAAAACGATAACTTTTTTACAAGTATTCAAGTATTCCAATTACATCCACAAAATGGACGTTCTACTAATACAAGTTATACATTTATAAATCCGCTAATTGATCAATGGGATCATGATGAAGCAAACAGCGAAGGTAGCGAATTTGCAATCAACAGAATGCGTTTTAGTTACGAAACTGTGTTAACTGATAGAGATTACACAGTGCCTGATATTATTCCAGCAGGGTTTGGTGAGTATAGATATGATCAAGGACCTAGCCCATTAAGTCCAGCAGGTGGTGGTGCTTCAAGTTTATTTGGCACAGGCGGAGTTCTAGCAGGTGCAGCAACTACATTAGGAAACATACAATCAGGTAATTTGCTCGGTGCTTTAATTACGGGTGCAAACACTGTTCGTAATGGAAGAGGACTTACACTAGGAAGCATTGTAAATGAAATAATTAGCACAGGAGAAAGTGCTATAACCGATGTTCTTATTCCAGGCGCATTTGGAGAAAATACAACAGATGCACAATCAAGGAATGACTTATTATGAGTTATCAATCTACATTAACAAACAAAGATGTAACTGTTAAAACAAAAAGTTATTTTGACAATTATCAAAAAGATAGGATAAGTTATCCAAGTAATCAAGTTGACGCTGTTGTTGGATTTTTTGAATCAAGAGGATTTGAAAAAACAGCAGCAATTAATACTGCTACTGTTCTTCTACAACAAGCAAAAGTTGACAATTATAATGTTATGGAACTGCTAGATAATCTAAGAAAGTTTGAAAAGCCTCAACTAAATGAATTAATTGGTGCAATATTAAACAACAATAGAGACAACATCAGCAGAATAGGATTTAGAGCAGCATTAAATTTAGAAAACAAATCTGCTCGTAATATAATTTACTAAAATGAAACAATATGCACAAGGCAAATTTACACCAAAAAACCCTGACAAGTATGTAGGTGGTAGAACTCCAACTTATAGAAGCAGTTGGGAATTTGCTTTTATGCGTTTTTGCGACGAACATCCTAGTGTAAGTAAATGGGCAAGCGAAGCAGTAAAAATACCTTATAGAAATCCATTTACAGGCAAACACACAATTTATGTACCAGATTTTTTTATTGCATATGTTGATGCTAACGGCAAACAACATGCAGAATTAATTGAAGTTAAACCAAGCAATCAAATGACAATGGAAAGTGCTGGACGTAATAAACGTAATCAAGCACATGTAGTTTTGAACAAAGCAAAATGGGAAGCAGCAAATGCTTACTGTAAACAAAACAACATCAAGTTTAGAGTTGTAAGCGAAAAAGATATTTTCCATACTGGTGGTAGAAGATAAATAATAGTAGTATATAATGGAATATCTCTATGACTAAAAAACTCGAAGATTTATTAAACTTACCCGATGCAAAAGAAATGGCCGAAGAGAAGCCAAAGCCTATTGCGGCACAACAAGATACTTTTAGAGATATCGAAGAACTTGATAAAATAGCAGCAGCATTGCCTCAAGTTAAAGGTCTTGGTGAATTAGCAGATCGAGAACTAAATGAAGTTGCAGATAAAGCAATGAGTGCATATGATGATCTAATGGATCTTGGCATGAATGTTGAAAGTAGATACAGTGGTAGGGTATTTGAAGTAGCAGGCAACATGCTGAAAACAAGTTTAGATGCCAAGGTTGCAAAACTAGATAAAAAACTAAAAATGGTTGAATTACAACTTAAAAAACAAAAAATGGATCAAGACAATTTTGGAGATAACGGTGGATTCTCCGAAGGCGAAGGTTATGTTGTTACAGACAGAAACAGTTTGCTAGAACGTCTCAAAGGTCTCGATAAAGATAAATAGTATATAATGGGATCCTTACAATGAAAAAGATTAAAGAATTTATAACTGAATCGCATAGAACATATCCTTGGAAGATTGGCGTTGCTGGTCCGCTTCCTGAAGGTTGCGAAGAACAGATCAAAAGATGCATGGAAAAATGGACAGTTGCAAGTTGGACAAAAGGTAAGAAAACTCCTATCCAAGAACGTCCGTTAGATTTTCCACAACTAGAAAATATTGATGTGCAGTATTGGGATGCTGAAGTACGTTATCCTACAACAAGAGATGCTGTACAAGAATACATTGCACAATGCTGCAATGTTCCAGCAAGTCACATTATTGTAAGACATCCTGAAGAGCCACAAGAACTTTACCAGAAAGAAAAAGATGATGGCCCTTATGAAACAATATTAACTAAAGAAGACATGGGCGGCGAAAGTGCGCAAAAAGATGCAGGCGAATCACGCATTATGGATCTATTAAAAGAACTTGAAGCAGCACGTAAAGAAAAAGACGATGCGTCCAGTGGTTTTAAAATGGAAGCAACAAAAGAAGAACCACAAAATAACCAAAGCGTAGTGGGGAACTAAAATGCAAGATAAAACAATGCAAGACATATTGTCTAACTTTTTAAAAGCAGGACGCCTAACAGAAACCGAAGTTACAGAATGTGGCATGAGCGAAGGCGGAATGGAAAGTGGTGTAACACTTAAAACAAGCAGTGCAAGTGAAATGGCAGAAATTTTAAGAGCACTAGCAGGTGTAGAGTCAGGTAGTAAACCGGATATGCCTCCTATGGATGCACCAATGGATATGCCAATGGATATGCCTATAAAAATGAAACTTCCAGCACCGGAGCCAGAAGAGGAACTGGAATCTTATGGCGACGAAATGGACAATGAACCAGAAGAAGAATACATGGATACAGATGATGTACTTCCGAGTGGCGACGACTTACACCGCAAAAAGCCATTAAAAGCAATGCGTGTAAAAGACCCAGCAGTTGAATCATCAATTAAAGATCGTTTGTGGGCAGCACTAAACGAAAAGAAAGCAGAGTTATAATTTATAACACATAAGTCAAATAGCGCCTCTGGGCGCTATTTTTGTTTATAAGTATTGTATGAGTTATTTTTCAGCAGAACATATAGACTATCTATATTCACAAGTAAACAATCCATTAGAAGAAACAGTATCTATATGTCACGAATGTTATAAACACGTTCCTGCATTAAAGTATGAAATTGACAATAAACTTTACATGGTAAAACATTGTGAAGAACACGGCACACATAGATACGTAATTGAAAATGATTATGAATTTTACAAGAGTTTAAATTGCAGTTATCAGTCTTATCATTTTAACGATTATGTAATGATTGAAGTAAGTGACAAATGTAATTTAGATTGTCCTCATTGTTATCATATACCCAATAACAAAATTAAAGATCCTACAGTAGACACACTATTAAATCAAATTAAAATTATTGATAAACAACTAAGTCCTACACTACAAAAGAAAGGTTGGACTGTTTGTTTTGCTGGCGCTGAATCAACTTTACACAAAAACTTTACAGAATTAATTCAAGCAGTACATGAGTATAATCCTGCTATACACATTGATATTATGACAAATGGTATAAAGTTTGCAGATATGAAATTTGTTAACGCTGTAAAAAATGCAAAAGTCACAAGTGTGCTAGTAGGACTTAATCATCCATCATATATCAATAATTCTACTATTAGAAAAAAGCAAGAAACTGGTATAGAAAATTTATTAAAAAATAGAATAAATGTAGGATACATTAGTTATACTATGTCAACACTACAAGAAATGGATGACATACTTACTGAAATAACAACTAAAAATTGGAAGCCTTGGCATTATAGAATTAGGTATGGTAGTGATATCGGAAGAAATATTGGTCAAGAAAGATTATATTTAAGTGACATTTTTAATCTATTTAAAGATTGGTGTGATAAAAGAAATATACCTTTTAGATTAATGGAAAACAGTGATAACAATTTATATCATATAATGGTTAAACTAGGACCTCATACTATTAGATTAATACAGTGGTGCGATGAATACGACATTGATATGGAAAATTTAATCTCAGGTCCTTGGAGTTATTTTGTACCTGGTGGAACTACAAATTTTTTAAATCAAATTATTAGGCGTAATGCTTGGAAAAACAAAAATATGCAATTGTTTGATAAACCGCCTAAGCGTTATCTAATGACAGCAACGCCAACAAAAACAAAACTTGACCTAAGAACCTTGGAATAAATACTGTATGAGTAAATCACTAGACGGCGTTTTAATTAAAAAAGCCAACAAACAGGAAACGTATACTAATGAACAAGTCGAGCACTTGCTAAAATGTATGGATCCTGATACTGGTTATTTGTATTTTGCAGAACATTTTGCACACATACAGCATCCTGTAAAAGGTAAATTGTTGTTTGAACCGTTTGACTATCAATTAGGTTTGATGGAAAGTTATCATAACTATAGATTTAATATAAACATGATGCCACGACAAACAGGCAAAACCACTTGTGCTAGTATCTATCTAGCATGGTATGCTATGTTTAATCCAGATCAAACTATTCTTATCACAGCGCACAAATACACAGGTGCACAGGAAATTATGTCACGTATACGTTATGTGTATGAGACTTGCCCTGATTTTGTACGTGCAGGCGTAACAAGTTATAATAAAGGTAGTATTGAATTTGAAAATGGCAGTAGAATTATTAGCCAAACAACCACAGGAAATACAGGACGTGGTTTGTCTATCTCGCTACTATACTGTGACGAGTTTGCATTTGTGCAACCTAATATTGCTGAAGAGTTTTGGACTTCAATATCACCTACACTAGCAACAGGTGGTCGTGCTATTCTTACAAGTACACCAAACAGTGACGAAGATACATTTGCTACTATTTGGAAACAAGCAGAAGACAAGTTTGACGAATATGGTAATGAAAATGCAGTTGGACGTAATGGCTTTCATGCATTCCGTGCAGATTGGTGGGAACACCCTGACAGAGACGAAGAATGGAAGAAAGACGAAATAGGCCGTATTGGTGAAGAGAAGTTTAGACGTGAGTATGGCTGCGAGTTCTTGGTATTTGATGAAACACTTATTAACAGTATTAAATTAGCAGCAATGGAAGGTATAAATCCAGTACTTAATATGGGTCAAACACGTTTTTATGAAAAAATTGATCCAAAGAAAAACTATGCTGTTGCATTAGATCCAAGTATGGGCACAGGCGGAGACTATGCAGCAATACAAGTTGTAGAACTTCCGACATACAAACAGGTTGCAGAATGGCAACACAATACAACTGCTATACCTGGACAAATACGTGTACTAAATGACATACTCAAATATATTGCTGATCAGAGAAAAAGCGATAACGGTATATATTGGAGTGTTGAAAACAACGGTTTAGGCGAAGCAGCACTAATTGTTATAAATGACTTTGGTGAAGAAAATATGCCAGGATTGTTTATCAGCGAACCAATACGCAAAGGACATGTACGCAAGTTCCGCAAAGGATTTAATACTACACATAGCAGTAAAGTTACAACTTGTGCTAGGCTAAAAACAATGGTCGAAAATGACCAACTAAGCATTAAAAGCAAACCACTTATCAGTGAACTAAAATCATATATTGCTACAGGTAGCAGTTATCAAGCAAAACCAGGCGCAACAGATGATTTAGTTAGTGCAATGATCTTAGCGTTAAGAATGATTGCAGTTATGAAAGATTGGGATCCTGCAATATACAACAGTTTTGTACAGATTGATAACGAAATGGATGATTATGAAATGCCCATGCCTATTTTTATAAGCAGCAACTTTTAGATAAATAATATTATGAAGAAACTTGATAAAATATCTGCGGACTTATTTAATAAGATCAGAGGACGTTTTGAAAACGTCACAATTGGTGACGAAAACGGACAAGTAACTAACGTGCCCGAAGATGCACGTTATTTTGATTTTGCCTATCTTGCTGATGGGGTTGATTTAGGCAAAGTAAGTGTAGCAATAGATCCTGAAGCAGGATTAAGTGTAATAGTCGGTAGAGATATTGCACAGGGTCAAATGGAAGAAGTACAAGATGGCTGGTACAACTTTTTAAAAGAGTTACGTGTATTTGCTAAAAAACGTATGATGAAATTTGAAGTAAGAGATATTAATAAAAGCAATTTAAACAAAAGAGATTATCAGTTTTTAGCACAAAACCGCAACGGAGAAAATACAATGGCCGAGTCAAAGATGTATGGAAACGATCGTACAAGTTTCCAAAAAGTAGGCAAAGCAAAAATAGCAATCAAGCATAGTGCGCCTATTAATGTAGAAAATGCAAGTAGTCGTACTAGCAAAATTAGCAAAATTTTTATTGAATCACCAGAAGGTGAAAAATTTAAATTTCCTTACAAACACATTGCAGGTGCAAGAGCATTAGCATTACATATTAGTGAAGGCGGTCATGCATATGATGACTTTGGCAAGTACATTACAAGCCTTAGTGAAGAAATGCATAAAATTCGTAAGTTAAATACTTACATGGGTCGTAGCACTGTTATGGCAGAAACACTAGATCAGTACAGCGATATACTAAAAGGTAGAATTTCTGAAGTACGTAAAGAAATTTCTAATTTACAAAAACCTGCATATTATGCAGAAGCAGTTGCAAATTTTGTAGCAGCAGAGACAATTGAAGTTCCAGAAGAAGTTGCGGAAAACTGGATTGATCAATTAACAATTAAACAATTTAATGAAGAACTAAAAGATGTATTTCCATATGTTTACAAACTAATTGGTGAGGCAACAAAGGCAGAAGAATTAGATTTTGATGATTTAGTTGCAGAAGCAGAAAAACAAAAAGGCGTAGACGGTAAGGCATGTTGGGATGGATACAAGCGTATGGGCACCAAAATGAAAGGTGGCAAGCGTGTAGACAATTGTGTTCCAATTAAGAAAGAATCTGTCGACGATATGTTAGAAGCAGCGATTGATCAATTAATGGGTCAGTTTGCCGAAGACAAATACGAAGGCGATGACGAACCAATGTCAGTTAAAATGACACCAGATGGAGGCATTGAAAAGGCTGATGAAAAACCAAAGACACCAATTGGCGAGTTCATTCTATCTTACTTTGATAGAGAAAACGGAACTTTTCCAAAAGGCGAAACAGCAGTACTTACTATGGTAGAAAAAGATTACGGTCCGCAATATGTAGAACCGGCTGCTAGATTTATTCAAAAAGTAGAATCAATGGTTGCGCAACGTCAGGCAGAAGAAATGGCAAGCAGCAGATATCCTGAAACAGATAGAATTAAAGCGTTAGCCGGTTTAAGATAATCGGCTAACATTTTGAAAATTTTGTCAAAAAAATACTTGACAAGATAAATAACTTTGTGTAGTATTATAACTGTGCTACACATTATTAGGCACAAAGCACATAGGCAATATTATAGGAGGCATTACTATGGCATCATTAGCAGAAATTAGAGCAAAACTTGCAGAACAAGAGAACCGTTCATCAGGAACTAGTTCAAGCGGCG